TTTCATTCCCTCTTTAAAAAATTGGTTGAACATGATATAAGTTGTTGTTACTTTTCTCCTTTATGTTATGGTTATCTTGGCCCTGCTGTTGCTGTGTTAGTCACTGGAGTTGTTGACACAGTAGACGTAGAGGATGTTGTTGTTGGTGATGGGCCGACATCACCCCCAGCAGACCCAGCAGAATATCCTGCTGATACATCTATTGATTGTGTTCTATTAGTGTCCATACCCAAACTACCACCTTGCGATACTCCAGCGGTTGGTAATGGGTTACTCTTCCCAGAATCTTTTGCAATTTGCATAACTATCTTGTGTTTAAGTTCTTGGGATTTTGTAAAGGTGTGTCTGAGGTGTGTTACAATATAGTTACCACTTAGTTGTGCATCATCTTTATCATCTGTCATAGTGCTACTCGCACCAATTTCTAAATTAATTTTATCACCAGCTTGAATAAATGTCTGACCGTTTATTTCTAAGTTTAGAATATAACCGTTTTCAAACTGTTGTTTTCTTGCAACTTTTCTTTGAAGTGTTTGATTTTTATTGTCACTCTGATATGGGTAGTTTCCACCCTCTTCAAAAGAGTATCCAGATGCAGTTGATACCACGAATAATTTGGTATCTTCGTTTTCGGTTAATGACTTGAATGTATCTGGGTCTTTTGATTCTGATATGATTGGAGTAGACTCCCCATTGTCTGGATGTACATCTCTATCAAAGTTTTCTAGATAATCATATTTATACAAGTCAACTCTTTTATTATACACATCATGAGTAATAAGTTTAGAACTAATCATACCACTGTTTAGATTTTTAATAGTATCTTTTGATGATATCCTTTGATAGTTAACTATTGTGTCTAAATTTAATTGTGCATCTACTACACCTTTGTCATTTAACTGAGCACCAACATTCTCTTTGAAGTAAAACTTAGGTTCTTCTTTACACATACTATCAAAAGTTCTGAAATGAAATCCCTTTGTAGTTTCATAAAAGAGATAAGATGGTGATGCATTATTAACACCAGAGTTTGAAATATTAGTCAAATGACTAATACACTTAAATGGTCTAAGATTTGGGAAAACTACTTTTGTAAGGTTTGCAGTTGGTTCAAAATAAAATGTCTTTTTACTTTTTAGATATGTTTCATCCCTAAGAATCTTCTCTACAATTTCATTTGGTTGTCCACTATAAGACTGTGATACTCTAGTAGTTGTATTTCTAAACGCTTCTGCTGAACCAAACTGTAAAGATATAACTTGTGCAGCTTCACCATCTTGTCTTTGAGAGTTAATCTTATACAAAATTAATGGTGACAACGTAAAATCAATTGTTGTTTCTGGTTCTGGAGTTGATTGTGGTGTTTGAAGTTTTAGTGCGAGTCTTTCTTCACCAATAATTGGGAAGTTTTGTATGATGTTTGTGGTATCTTTAATTACAATATCACCACTAACAGCGGCAGTGTAAATGTTTTCAAATACATTTATTTCTTCTACCAGTTCAACAATATCAAATGTCTTTCCAGTTGTGGAAATAATCTTACACTCTTCAATTAAAAATTCACCAGCGAATTGTAAATCACTTTTTGCGGCCATTAGGATGCCTCTTGCATTTTTCTCTCAAACTCTTTTACAAAAGTATCAATGTAACGAGTTCCAATAAGTCTAATCTGTCTTTTCTTTTCTTGTAAGTTGTCTTCATATGTGTAATTAGAAACTGCAACTGCACTTGGGTATTCAGTTGTATTCATACCAACATCAATTTTTATACTTGTATCACCAGATGTTTGTGTGATTTCATAGTGATGTATTGCTTGTGGATTTTCATATTTCTCTTTTACAAATTGTTCAAACTTCTGAACACTCATAGGCCAACTCTCATAATAATCAACAATATCATTTGCAACCAGAATAGTCCAGTGTAAGTTCACATCACCGTAATATTTGTGTGCAATCATCTCTGGTGTTTCACCATCTTGTACATCATAATAATCAAACCCTAAAATGTTTTCTTTTACCTTTGCAATTATTTTAACTCTAGATAATATATCTTTCATGATAGTAAATTTACCATTACCTTTTGAATCATAGTAGATGTTTGGAAACATATTAAAGTATGACATATTAGTATCCTAACGCAAGTTTTTCTCTGGTGATAAGTTCTAGTTCTTTGAATTGTAATTCAATGTTTGTTTCTACTGGAGGAGAACCAGAACCATCTGAATGTGGTCTAAAGAATTGTACTCGTTCACCACCATACGTTACATTACAACTTTCTAATACACAAGTTGATATTTTGTTTAAGAATTGATTTTCTTTTTCCATATGCATATATGAAATATCAAATGTAGCAGGAATAATCATAGTTCTAGAACTATTCATTTCACCATCAAAACTAGGTGCCATGTAAAATCTAAACATTCTTGCGATTTCATCTACTGTACTTGCTTCTGCCTCTGATTTAGGCATCATCTTAAACGAATAACTAAATGACCTTCTGGGTAAACCTTGGAATAATACTTCAAGTCTGTTGTTAAAAACCGTACCTTGACTAAGGTCAAAAGCTGCACTTGCTCCTTGGAACATTGTGTCTGCGGCCGCTCTCATAGACTTTTGACCAAAATCTTTTGCACCTTGACCACCTTGACTCATCATAGTGTTTAACATCTCTTTATTAAACACACCACCATCTTTACCTTGTTTTACAATATTAGCGGCTGCAGTTGCAAAAGCACCAATCTCCACTTCACCATAGGTTGCTCCTTGTTGAACATTAACGGTTGCAGGCATATACATTGCAATAGATGCCTCTAATCTTTTAGTTGCAGCTTTTGGAACACTGATGGTTGTTGGTTCACTGTTTGAATAAAAGTCATCAAATTCATTACCACTATACCCAGCAGATTTCTTTGCTCTTTTTGATTGACTAAACTTTACATTTGCATGAGCTTGTTCATTGATATGAAATAAGATAAAGTGTCCTTGGTCAATAGAACCTAAATCTTCTGGGTATGATATGTGTTTACCCTTATGTGGTGTTAGGGTTGCATAGTTACTTCTGTTAACTTTACCCCTACCGCCTGGATTATTGATACGGCCGCCCCCAAGAGCATCTGATATCATATTATTCAGTTTATTTGTTGCACGATTGATTGCAACATTTTTGATTTCGTTTAGGAATCCTCGCATCTGTATAAATATCCTTAGTTACATACTATTTAGGTGAATAATCATGGCATACCGTGGAAGATATATACCAACCCATCCAAAAAAGTATAAGGGTGACCCTTCTAATATTATTTATAGAAGTTTGTGGGAAAGAAAGTTTATGGTATATTGTGACCGTAATGATAAGATAATGGAATGGGGTTCTGAAGAATTTTTTGTTCCCTACCGTTCACCATTAGATGGTAAAATACACCGATACTTCCCAGACTTTTATGTCAAAGTAAAAACACCAACTGGTAGTAAAAAGTGGGTAGTTGAAGTAAAACCTAAAGCACAATGCAAACCTCCCAGAACACCAAAAAGAAAAACTAAGAAGTATCTTAATGAGGTTCGTACTTGGGCTGTCAATGATGCAAAATGGAAACACGCAATAGAGTATTGCAAGGATAGGAATATGGAGTTTATCATCTTAACAGAAGTTGAATTGATGATATAAATAACTATATGGCAGAAGAAACGTATTTCGATAAAATATCAGCGCAGATTAAAACTGGAACAGAACCATACCAATGGTATCGTAACCGTATTAAGGAACTTGGTACTCCTAACACGGCAGAACTTTTGCGCTCTGGAAAACTAAACAAACAACCTACCCCAAAACACCTAAATATGTTTATCTATGCACCAAAGTTTGCAAAGACATTACCATATTATGATACATTTCCACTTATAATGTACTTGAAACCAGCAAAGGGTGGGTTCTATGGATTAAACTTCCACTACCTACCATATGCACTAAGAGCAAGACTTTTAGATGCAGCTGGTCAAGACAAACTAAGTGTTAGTGCAGTTGAAGGAAGTAGATTAACTAAACCTACTATTAAACGATATTTGTATGGGTATTTAAAGTCAATGTGTTTAAAGATAGAACCAGAAGATAACTTAACTGCGATTATGTTACCAGTACAAAGGTTTAAGAAAGCATCAGACAGTAGAGTCTGGGGTGATTCTAGGAAGATGATTTAATGGCAAAATTTAATTTTTCAAATGTTTTAGGTGGTGCAGTATTTGGTGGGATGAATGCTTTCCTACAACACAATGCATCTAGAGATGGATATGCGAAACAAAATAGATATGAAGTAATTATTCTATTACCGTCTGGTGTTACCAATGGTGCATATCAAGACGCTGGTGCGTCTGCAATGTCCTCTAATGTGTTATCAAAACTACATGGTGAAACTGCAAGACGTATATCGTTTCGTTGTGACTCAATATCCATTCCAGCAAGAAGTTTAAGAACACAAGTTAATGGTAATATTTACGGCCCTACTCATCAAATGGTACAAGGTCAAGTATTCGCACCAGTAGAGGCATCTTTCTACTGTGGTTCAGACCTTGCAGAAAGATATTTTTTTGAAGAGTGGCAAAAGATTACATATAACCCAGATACATACAATATAAATTACTACAAAGAATATATTGGTTCAGTTGAGATTTACCAACTGAATGAACAAGACGAAAGAACTTACGGTTGTAAGTTAGAAGAGTGTTTTCCAGTGACTATTGGTGCTATGCCTTATAGTCATGGAAGTAATAACTCTATACATAAAGTTTCAGTTGAGTTTGCATATAGATATTGGAGAAATATTGCAACTGAACCGAAAAAGGCAAACCTTGATAGTACTCTACAAGATATACTGAAGAATTCAGTTCTTAGACAATTACAAACAAGATTGCCTCCAGTGATAAGAAGACTAGGTGGATTTTAATTATTAATATAGGAGAATAAATTATGGCTTTGCCCGTATTGAATAACCCAAATTATGAGATGGCATTACCATCAACTGGGGAAAAAATTGAGTATAGACCGTTCTTGGTAAAAGAACAAAAAATCTTGATGATGGCTTTGGAAAGTAAGGATACATCTGCACAGACTAGAGCAATAACTGATATTATTGAAAACTGTACATTTGGTAAATTAAATGATAAACTTGATAAGTTACCAACTTATGATATTGAATATATGTTTTTACAAATTAGATGTAAATCTGTAGGTGAAACTGTTGATATTACTGTTACTTGTCCAGATGATGAAGAAACTAAAGTACCAGTTTCTATCAATTTAGAGGACATTAATGTTGTCAAAACAGAAGGACACAGTGAAACTGTTATGATTACCGATAAAATTGGTATGACTATGAAACACCCTACAATGAAACAAATTTTAAGTTATGATTTGGCAAACATGGATGGTATTGAAAGTTCGTTTGATATTATTCAAGATTGTTTAGTTAATGTATTTAATGAAGAAGAAGTCTGGGATGATTGGTCTAATAAAGAAGTTCAAGAGTTTATCGAACAAATGACCACTGACCAGTTTGTTAAACTTACAAACTTTTTTACAACTATGCCCAAGTTAAAACATATTGTAAAAGTTACTAACCCAAATACTGGTGTTGAAAGTGAGATTGCACTTGAAGGGATGCAAAGTTTTTTAGGATAGCCCTTTCACATGATAGTCTTGAATCGTATTTCAAGATTAACTTTAACATGATAACACATTATAAGTATAGTTTAACTGAATTAGATAATATGATGCCATGGGAAAGGGAAATATACGTTACTATGTTATCTCAGTGGGTCAAAGAAGAAAACGAAAGAATAAAAAGAGAGAGAAGGAATAGATAAAATGGCTGCACAAAAGAAACTAGAAAAAGATTCTGAATATGCACATTTAGATAAAGACGGTGATGGTATCGTCACTGATGAGGAGCTCGCAATGGATGAGAAAATGCTTCGCCTTCAAGATTTGAGGAGCGATATTGAAAATGAAGATAAGAAAGCAGACGCACAAAGAAATATGGCTTGGTTCGCTTTATTTGGGATGTTGTTATATCCATTTGCAGTTGTACTTGCATATCTTATTGGATTAGAACAAGCAGGAAAAATACTGGGTGATATGGCTGCAACATACTTTGTATCAGTTGCCGCTATCGTTGCAGCTTTCTATGCAAAAGAAGCAATCACAAAAAAGTAGAGAGTAAAAATGGCAGAAACTAACAACGCAGGCATGATTAATGCCTTAAAAGAAAGTAACAAACAAGCTGCTGGTGTTATTAAGGATGAACTAAAAGACCAGTTCAAACCTTTTACTGACCAGTTACTAGCACCTCTTGGTGCGATTAAAGCTGGTATCAACAGTCTTCCAGGCGTTGGTGTTACTAAAAAGTTATTTTCTGCTGTTTCTTCCCCACTGAAAAATGCATTTGCAGCTGATACAAAAAAGAATGTAGAAGATGCAGCCGAAAAAGCAGATAAAAATAGAAAAGATACTTTATTAGAAAACTTGTTCGTGGATATTCGTGATGGTATTTACGGTATATCTGAAAATCTTTTAGCTGGTCTTGCTGGTCTAAAAGATAAAGGTCTTGGTGCTCTTGGTATTCTTGCTGGTCTTGTTGCAGCTCCATTTGCATTACTAACATCTTTCTTTACTCAACTTGGTAAAGAACTTGCAGTACTCAAAAAAGCTGGTTCGTTTATCTTTGTCAAACCTATAAAAGCGATTGCAGATTTCTTCACTAACTTAGGAACAAAATTTAAAAATTCTAAGGTGGTAACATATTTTGATGACATTGTTAAAAGTGTTAAAACTTTCTTTACTTCAGTTGGTACTAATATAAAAAACTCTAAAGTAGTTGGTTACTTTGATGATGCACTCAAAGGTGTTAAAACTTTCTTTAGTACTCTTAGTACCAACATTGGTAATTCTAAAGTAGTTGGTTACTTTGATGATGTTGTTCTTAAAACAAAAGGATACTTTACTAGAGTTGGTGATGCAATCAAAGCAGTAAAAGTTGGTGGATTAGAGAAACTAAACAATATTGGTAAAAGTCTTGCAGCTACTGGAAAATCAATAAAAGATTTCTTTGCACCAGTTACTAAATTAATTACTGGTACTACTGGAGGGCCAGGCGGTCAAGGTGCAACAAAGGGTATTGTTGGTTTTATAAAGGGTATATTCAGTCCTATAAAAACAGCGATTGGTTATGTCAAATCTACAGCTGCGATTGTTGACCCATTTATGGCTGGTGTTCAACCAGTGGTAAACTTTGCAAAGGGTGTAGGAACATTCCTTGGTAAAATCTTTTTACCACTAACTATTCTTATGACTGCATATGATGCTATTACTGGTTTTATGTCTGGTTATTCAGATGCAGAAGGTAATGTGGGTGATAAAATCTTTGCTGGTATAAAAGAAGGACTTGCAAAAGTTGTTGAAAACTTAATTGGTTTACCACTTGACCTTCTTAAAAGTGGTTTGACTTGGTTGATTAAAACATTCTTTGGTGAATCAGTAGTTACAGAGGCACTAGAGGGATTTAGTTTTAAAGAAACCATAGGTAACATGATAAGGTTACCGTTTGATTTAATCAAGGGTGCATATGATTGGATTAAACTTTTATTCACAGACCCAGGCGAGGCACTTTCAAAATTGTGGGAAGGTATTGTGGGTGATGGTGGTTTGATTGATTTAATATTTTCACCAATTGATAAAGCATTAAAATGGGTCATGGGTGTATTTGGTTTCTCAATGCCACTAGACGAAAATGGTAAAGAATATTCAATCATGGGTATCATAAAAAATGCACTATTTGGTATCGTAGACTTTTTCAAAGGTTTGCTTGATATTGATGTTAAGAGTGTACTTAAAAGTATCCCAGGCGGTAGTTTCCTTCTAAAACTATTTGAAGATGATAGTATAGATGAACAGATTGCAGATGCAGAAAAAGCACTTGCATCTGCTCAGAGAGATGTTGATAATGAAAGATTCTATGAAAGTGCTGGACAGATTGAAGCTGATAAACAAGCATTACTTGACGCACAAAAAGAATTAGAAGAATTAAGAGCACAAAAAGCACAACAAACTATTATTAACAATATAGATAATAGTACAAATAATAGTGGTAATAGTCAAAATCAAACTTTCACAGCAACACAATTAGTTGACGGTGCAGCTCCTGCTGGTGCTAAGGTAGATTAATCACTTCGTTGCGTTATTCAGACTATCAATAAT